TATTGCTTTAGTTCCTGATAAAAAGATTTACAGAAATGTAGATGGTCAAGAGTTTAATATTTACTTTACTTCACAAACTATTGAAAAGACAAATGAACTTTTCATGCGTAATCTAAACCTAAATAAAATTACTTCACAACATGAAAGAGATGTTGAGGGTGTAAGTGTTATTGAAAGTTGGATTGTAGAAGATTCAAAACAAGATAAATCTAATATATATAAGTTAAACGCTCCAGTAGGAAGTTGGATTGTTAAAATGAAAGTTTACAACGATAGCGAGTGGGTACGTGTTAAGAATGGAGAGTACAAAGGTTTCTCAATTGAGGGTAAATATAAAGAAGCAGAAGTAAAAGCGAGTGAGCAAGTAGATGAAACTACTGAGCTAATAAATGAAATAGAAAACTTAATTAAATGAGTTTACCGTATTACGTAAGATATAAAGATTCAACTGCAATAAGCGGTACTAACTATTTATATTTTGACGATGGTAGCGAATATTTAAGACGTATTTTATTTAGTGACTTTTCAAACGAAGTAGGCACAAGTATTGCAAGTGGAAACATTGTATTTATTGCTAGTAAGTCAGATTTACCAACTGCTAGTGGTGGTGTTATTACTTTAGCTAATAATATTACTTATTTTATAACTGCAATTGTAGATTTAACTGGTGATAGGTTAGTGGCTGGGCAGAATACTGTAATACTAGGGGCATCATCAGAAAACTGCTATTTAAAATCTACTGGTTTAAATTCATCTACTGCTTTAATTACGGGTAACTATTCTTTACCAATTAGAAATATATCATTCACTCACGGTAAAGTATTTGATTTGGATGGTGATGGTGTTACTACTGCTCTCGATTGGTTCGGTATTAACTTTGTGAATTGTGCAACTATTGGTACAATTAAAGACTATTCCAATTTTGTAATGGGGGATAGTGCCTTTCTTAATTCAAGTGGGATGACATTCAATGGAAGTATTGGAACAATTGCCTTTGGAAACTGTTTATTTGATTGTTCAACGGGTGGGACTGCAATAATATTGCCAAGTACATTAACCGTTTCAAGACGTTTTAGAATTATATATTCTTCATTTATTACTTCATCAGGTGAAACATCTATTAACGTTTCAACATCTGCAACGATTAGTGATGAAAGGTATATTTTAGACACTGTGAATTTTTCGGGTGGCGGTACTTATATTTCGGGAGTTACTCAAACATCTAATAAAACTTTATTTACAAATTGCGTAGGGATAGCGAACACAACTACAAGAGGTTTTTACTACATGGTAAACAACACAACGAACACAACGATAGGAAGTCCGAATGTAGATGTGTGGGTAAAGGCAGCAGGAACAACAACGGCAGATTCAAAAAATTCAAAGTTTAACCATTCAAATAATAGGTTGACTTATACGGGAGCTTTTAACACTTCATTTTTAGTTACTGTTAATACTGCAGTAAGAGCAGGAGCAAGTAATCAAAATATAAGTATAGGCATAGCTAAAAACGGTACAATATTACCAAATTCAGAAATGACAATTAGAACGTCAACATCTAACCAAGAACATCCTGGTTCTACTCAATATCAAATTGATTTAGTTACCAATGATTACGTTGAATTATTCGTTAAAAATACCAATTCAACAGATGTTAGAGTTTCAGATTTGAATTTTTCAGTAGTTAAAATTTTAGTTTAATATATAAATATAATGGGAAGAAAAAAGAAAACAGAAAGTTTAACAAGTCCACAAGGTGGGGATAGAGGGTGTTTATGTCCTGATGGAACATACTCTAAAGAATGTTGCGATGGTACACTAGAAGCACAAGGAATTGGAGCATTACAAGGGCATACAATTTCAAATGTTACAAACACAAATGAAGAGCGTACAATTGTAACACAAAGAGGTTGATATATAACAGAGTAATTAACTAAACGTTTCAAGTATAATGAAAGATAAATTAAAAAGCGTTAGAGAGTTTTTAGAGCAAAAATTCAACGTGAAATTAAAGTTAGAACAAATGGAGGTAAAATTAGCACAAATGAAACTTGCTGATGGTGTTACTGTTTTAGAGTTCGATGCCTTAGAAGTTGGTAAAGAAATTTTCATTGTTTCAGAAAATGGAAATGTACCAATGCCTATTGGAGAGTACGAACTTGAGGATGGTAATATGTTGGAAATTTACGAAGATGGTATCATTGGAGAAATTAAAGCACCTGAGGCAAAAGAAGAAGAAGCACCAGCAGAAGCACCAGAAGCTGAAATGCCAGTTGAGGCATCAGTTGAAGCACCACAAGTAGCTAAGAAAACAGTTGAAACAGTATCTAAAGAAACGTATTTCTCAGAAATGGAAGAGTTAAAGAGAGAAATTACTGAACTTAAAGAACAGTTAAAACTAAAAGAGGAGGTTAAAGAGGTAGTATTGGAAGAAACTCCAAAACCTATAACTTTTAATCCTGAGAATGTTCAGAAAATAGAGCAAATTAAATTAACTGCTCAAAAAACACTATCAGCAAGAGATAGAATTTTAAACACTATTTACAACAACAAATAAATAATAAATAACAAATGGCAACTACTGCATCAATTACAAGTACATATGCTGGAGAATCTTCAGGGAAATATGTTAAAGCTGCTTTATTAAGCGGTAACACTTTATCAAGTGGAAAAATTACTATTTTACCAAACGTTAAATACAAAACTGTACTTCACAGATTGTTAACTGATGATTTGTTAAAAAATGCGTCATGTGATTTTACTGCTACTTCAACAGTAACTTTAAATGAGAAAGTATTAACTCCGAAAGAGTTACAAGTAAATTTACAATTGTGTAAATCAGATTTTAAAGGTACATGGGAAGCGGAGTCAATGGGGATGTCTGCACATGATGTACTTCCTAAAAACTTCTCTGATTTCTTAATTGCTTACGTTATCGAAAAAGTTGCTTCTCAAATTGAGGTTGCTATTTGGAGAGGTGCAACTGGTACATCAGGTTCAATTGATGGATTCATGACTCAATTAACTGCTGATGCTGCGTTGCCAACTGCAAATGAGGTTGCTGGTACTACTGTTACTGCTTCAAACGTTATCGTTGAGTTAGGGAAAATTGTTGATGCAATTCCTGCTACACTTTACGGTCGTGAAGATTTATACTTATATGTTTCTCAAAACATCGCTAGAGCATACGTAAGAGCATTAGGTGGATTCGGAGCTTCTGGATTAGGTGCTAACGGTTCAAACGCACAAGGTACACAATGGTATCAAAACTTAAATGATTTGACATTTGATGGTGTAAAAATCTTTGTTGCTAATGGATTAGCTTCTAACACTGCTATCGCTACAACTGCTGATAATTTATTCTTCGCAACTGGATTGTTGAATGATTCAAACTTAGTTAAAGTATTGGACATGGCGGATTTGGATGGTTCTGAAAATGTACGTTTTGTTATGAGAGCAACTGCTGCGGTTGGTTACCATACAGTTGGAGATATCGTAACTTACGGAATTACTAACGCTGCTAACTAATAATTAGCATACTTAATTAAAGGGTGGGTAAAATAGCCTACCCTTTTTTATTTAATTATTTTGTATCTTTGATTTATGAAAGCAACAATTTATAGTATAACAAATCCGATAGGAGAAGTATACATAGGGAGTACTAAAAGTAAATTAGGACAAAGATTAAATGAACATAAGTACAACATTAAAAGAAAACGAAAAGGTAAAATATACGATAGTTTTAATCTATATGGATTTGAAAAACATAAAGTAGATATTATTTCTTTAGTTGACATAGATGAATCTTATGAATTAGAACACTTTATAATTGAAACGTTTAAACCAAAATTAAATATAACTCATAAATACAATGCAACTGCAACGGATAAAAAATGGGTTAATTATAAAGGTAAAGAGTTTCAAGTTTATAAAGAAGATATAAAAGAATATTATAATTTAGGTCGAATTAAAAAAATTAAAAATTATGAGTTGTGATTTAGCAAACGGTAGAGCGGAGAGTTGTAAAGATGCGGTAGGCGGTATTGATATCATTTATATAGCAAATTTCAATCCGACTATGCAATCAGATTTAACGTACGACGGAACGTCTACGGATATGATTACTGATGTAAATAATATTAGTAACCTTTACAAATTCTCTTTAAAAGGGAATAATTCTTTTGTACAAAAAGGTACATCTTCAAGAGAAAACGGAACAACGTTCTTTGAACAAACATTAACTATTGACCTGAAAAAGCAAGATGTTGCAACTACTAAAATGGTAAAATTACTATCTTATGGTAGACCACACATCGTTGTTAGAAATAGACAAGGGCAATACTTTTTGGCTGGTTTGGAGTTCGGAATGGATGTAACTGAAGCATCAATTGACAATGGAACGCAAATGGGCGACTTCAATGGTTATAAATTAACTTTTACGGGAATGGAGAGAATTCCTGCAAATCATTTGAACTGTTCAACAGAGGCTGGTTTAGCGACTTTGTTTAGTTCTGCAACTGTAGTTACTTCTTAAAATTAACTATTACTACTTTAAAAGGCTATCTTTAATTAGGTAGCCTTTTTTATTTTAACAAATTAATCATTTCAACGTTTTAAGATTATGATAGTTTTAAAAGAAATCGGTACGGCTCAAACGTTTAGTTTCATTCCAAGAAGTGATACTTACACGACTATGAATATAACGGATGAACAAACAAATGTAACCACTACGGTGGCAATAACTAGTTCAACGAATGTAAGCTATTACCATACTATTACAGCGACTTTCTCGCTTAAAGAGGAGCATACATATAGGTTAGAGGTTTTAAACT